AAAGCGAGGGGAGTTGTATCTGGAATGTTATCATATGTTGCTGGGAAATATTTAGCTTCAAGTGGGGTTGCCCATTCGGAAACCGTTGTTCCACCAGACAAACCTATTGTCAAACCTGAGCATAGTGTATCTTCATTCTCAACACGAACAACATAAAGTTGACTAGATCCCTCAAGGAACGCTTTAGCGGTGAAGAAATGCCTATAATTAACATCATCAGGTTCACCGAATGTGTCAACATAGTCCTTCTCAGTATTAATGAGGGTTCTTACATTCAAAGGTCCACGACCGGATGCAACAACAATGGCACCCGTGGACGATGTGACGGTGGGAATGCGAAGCGAAACATCGCGTTCGATTACATCTACACCAGGGGAAAGGTTTGCTGATCCAGCCATATTGTGCTCCTTTTTAACTCTATAAGTATTTATAAGTGTTTTCTAAGTTTCTAATACTTTTTTAAAGCATTCAATATTATTTATATCATCCCCTTCCCAAACTATCCCTAAAGTGCTGTATTTCCGAATCTAAATCAGCAGAAGCACCAAACGATTTCATAAATGTTTGCATAACTTCTTCATCATTTTGCTGTTCATCATTCAAATGAGCAGTTTGAACATTTTTACTGAGCATGAAATGTAAATGGTCTTCCCAATATTTAGACCTAAGCGCATATGCTGCCCAATATCCAGATGCCACAATATCATCGTGAAAATTTCTACCCTGTCTTGCCTGGAATACACCAGTCTTCACTTCTTCAAAATAAGAAAGTTCAGTAACCATATCGGAAGAATTTATTATCATCTTTTTAGTTTCAATATCATCTTTAAAATAAGATAACGCCAAAGGTTTCGTTTTAACAGATGCGTTTACCCCATATTCACCTTTGTCATAATCGTACCAAGTATTATCATAACCATCTTCATAATAGATATTGTGGACAACGGTGTGCCCAAGATGATTATTTTCTATAATAACAACCGCGTTATTGTATTTTTTACATATCTCTAATATTTTATCTTTAAAGTCAAAAACAGATATATCGTTTCTACGGAACAATGCCACCTGTTCATATGTTTGTTTAGTGTGCCAATCAGTGGCATCATACACATTTGCAACATGATAGTCAGTATTAGCGCCTTTAGCAACGTCACAAGATACCAAATATATTCTATTTGGGGCGGGTTTCTTCCACACATAAAATCCCTCTTCCGGATAGAATGGTGGATCTATGGTTTTCATATTCTCCAACACCTCACCGTCTATAAGTGTGTATGAGGATCCAGAAAACGCACATGAATATTCTTGAGCGAATTTTACTTTGCCTATTGCCTGTATCTGTGTTTCTTTCCAAGACTCATCGCGATCAGGGTGGGCGCTCCAAGGGATTTTCATGGTCTTCCACGAAGTATTTTTTGCAGAGGTAGCGTTCTTCCATAACTCGTAGAATTTACCAGCGGTTCCGTTTGGGGTTGATACTACTACGATATTACCTCCAGTGTTACTTCCTAATATTCCATTTTGGAGGAAAGTATGTGTTTTTGGACAAGTAAAATCATAAGTATCACAGAATCCACTACTTATATTCTTTACTCTCAGATAAACACACTTATTATCCACAAATTCTCTTAAATACCCACTTCCTGTTAAATTTGATATTTTTTGCAGGGTATCGATGGGTATATTTTTTGTATTTCCATTTAGAATTTTTTCAACCCTAACACCATGTCTTCTGAACCAATAAGCATTCTTACCACTCTCTTGAATTGATAATTTTATGGCATTGATAACATAATCATTGGATGGTATATATTCTTGTTTATTTTTATTGTTTTCTTTTATGTTAACACAAATGAGTCTGTTTAACTTACGATGGATACGAAGTCCGAAATTCTTCAATTCACCGGCATAACACCGTGATATGGTTAAAATATAAGAATCTTTTAGGGATTTTAATACGGTTCCTTGTGGTAATATATACTTACCTATCTTTTTAGATTTATCTATTTTGTTTCTTCTGATTATGGAAACTATTCCCATGTTTATTAGGAGTAGTTGTATTCCAGACAGAATTTTTCTGGAAGTCGATGATATAGTCGTGTCTCCATGCTTATTAACATGCCCATCAGCGTCTATATATCCTGCTATAAATTGCTGCTGTAGTTCCTTCGGCACAGTAAACACTATCTTTGGGATATATTTGGTATCACATTTCTTTTCAGCAACATCACCGAGAAGATGTTTAAAAAATCTATAAGTTGCATTATCAGAAGATAGTTTTATTGATTTTTTTATTACTTCGAACTTTAAATGTGGACTGTTTAAATAAACATCTCTAAACTCATTATCAGAATTTGATATAAGTATCCTATTTTGTGATACCCATCCCTCACCAATATATCCACCCAACATATACATGATGTCATTTGTTAAACTTGGTATATTTAAATTGTATTTCCTGTTATTAGGGTAAACACCGTTATCATGATAATTTATTTCTTTAAAACTACCATATATATTCATACCTAAGTCAACTCTTACAGAATCACCAACTTTTAAATCTTTACTTTTCACCATCCCGACACCGTTATTGTTAAGAGTCATTATTGGATGATTTAATGTAGATTCATGTATAAATCCATATTCAGTTTCTATTATTTTTGTTTCGGAGTCAGGAGATACATAAAAATGACTGACATCCTCCATTCCATTTTTTCCCCACACTGAGAGATTTTTTGTTTCAAAATAATCTCCCTTTTTACAATTAATTGGTATATAGTCACCTATCTCACGATATCCATCTTTTGTGAGAACCATAGTGTCCTTTGGTAAACATGAAAGAGTGGGATAATTTGCTACCCAAAATTGCTCTGCTATATTTTCAGCGACGAACGCAAACTCGTCGAGAAACAACAAAGATATAGATTCGCCTCTTATAGCATCTGGCGATGTTGCTCTTGCAAAAATTCTACTCTCATTCTCAAATTTCATTTCCAATTGATCGTATTTTTTAACTCCCGGTTTTAGCCAGGCGGGTAACATTTCATAACCCTTCTTTATATCATCCACGATACCAATGGCGGTTGATTGTTTGTTAGCAAGAATAGCAATCGTCTTGGAAGGGTTAAATATAGCAAACCAAAGAAGATATATAGATGCGCAGGTTGTATTGTGAGATACTATATTATTAGCGTAGTATTGATGACTGTCAGTGCTTACTTCCACATCATACATATTATCTTCATAACCAAGATTATCGCATTTTATACATTTATGAAACCCTGTATCGGTTTTAATTTCATCACCAATACAAACATCTTTTAACCAAACTTCTTGCGTCTCGGTTTCATTTACTTTTTTATAAACTATATGCTCATCGGCGCCTTTTAGACTGTCCCCATTTTCAAGTTCCAGATACCAACATTCATATTTTTCGGTTTTCATTACTTTACTTATAGGTACAAACCCCTCGGGAGATTTTATCAAGTATTTCTCGGGAACACTATAAATTTCTTCAAACTTTTTTAGTTTCTGCATTTTTTATCCTATTTATTATATCACATGCAATAGTTTCTACAACTTTATCAGGATTTTGTTTATAATCTCTCTCCAAAACGTGAATTATTGTTATCCCAGGGTTGTTTTCTTTTATTTTTAATTCTCTTATGTTGTCTCTTTCTTTATTCCCACGCTTCTCACCGTGCCAATAATCACCATCGAACTCAACACAATAGTTTATAGAAGGAACGTAGAAGTCTAAGAAAAAACAACTCTGCCGATCTACACTCGTTGTCATAAATTCATAATTATCGTTCAAAGAAACTATTTCGCAGTTTGGTTTTGTGGCGTAATATGTTTTTACATTTAGATTAGATATACGTTTATCAATATCAATGAATAAACTTTGCGATATTTTAGAATAACCCCTACCATTCCCCATTTTTGCTCTTTGTATTCTTTCTATTTCTTCCACGGGTTTACTTAGTAAGGTTTGCTGCCACCTTTTCTGCCTATCTTCCCAAATCTTCAATCCTTCAATTTTCCCATGTTTTTCTATCAGATTCTCTTTAGTGAATGTTCGTTGTCTTTCTTTTCTTTTTTGTTTTGCTTCTTCTTCGCCATATCCTTTACTTATCCAGTATTCCAGTTGAGATGGATTGAGTGAAAAAGTAGGGTCTTGTTTTTTCTTTTTAGATACAGTTTCCATTGCTTTTTTTACTCTATTAGTATTCTTGGAATACCATGTTGTAGAACACGAGAAACTACAAAAATCATGAAACCCGGTGTCAAATCTAAAACCGGTTTCGTTTCCACATTCTTTGCAACGCATTTCACTTTTATCTTTTATTATATATTTAACATAATAATCTTTTGGAGTTATATCATGATTTTTAGAAAGGTGCCTTGATAACCAGTTTCTCCCAACAAATGTTTCGCCACAAATTTCACATTTTATGTCTCGTGGTTTTTGATCACGATTTTCCTTATCAATTTGGGATTGAGTTTTCATTCCATGAACCTTTGCTTTATGTTCCGATAAAACTCTTTTAGATAAAAACATTTCTCCACAAATATCACATGCAATAGTTTCGACACCTTCATGTTTTATCTTATATTCTACCATTTTCATTTGATGTTTTGATAAAAGATGTTGATTAAAAGAAGATTTAGGAACTTCTTTGTTGCATTCTTTACACAAGATAAACTCTGTCATAAACATCTCCTATTATAAGTATTTATACCCGCTTATCATATAGGGAAACGAGTTTATTCAACCTTTATTTTTTCAAAGAAATCCCCTATCTTCATTTTAGTCACCTCACCGGTTTCTTTGTTCATTATTTCTACAATAGTGTCAAAATGAACACATTTACCTAATTGTCGTGCTGCCATAATAAGATTCTGACGGTTATTCCTCATATTTTCCAACATCTCTCGTTGGAATGGAAATAGGTTTATTACCTCTTCACCTCTAACGGGATGAATAATCGTGTAATACTTTTCAGCAAAATACGTAATATCAGAAGCACACCTTGCCAATTCTTGCAACATATGAGCTGTAAACTGTATTTGCCTACCCGGCTTAACAATATATCTATCATCATACTGAATTGGCATTAATATTCTCCCAAATATATCTTATTTTACCACAATCATATATTTTATAGTAATTACTTCTACTCATAGCCATTTCTTCAGTTTCACCGTCCTCAATCATGTTCTTTTTCTTGAGGGCATCTTTTCTGAATCCAAATCTATGGTATCTTATAAGAGATGTCTTATCAACATAAAAGTAGCTAGGAGGCGATACACCATCATTTTTAAATCCAAGCACATCATACAAATTGCCATCTGAAAAAGAGTAGTCGGCATATGAAACTATATTTTTTGGATTATGAACATTAATGAAATGTTTAAGTAGTTTGGATGCTCCACCAGTTACAATCGAGTCCCTAACAGTTGCATATCTGACCAACTCCCATTCATACTTTTTTCTCTTGACTACATTTGAGAAAGACATTAAAGCCACCAGAACTTTATCGTAATATAATCCATAAGAAACTTTTGAAAACGTCCACCCCTGAATATGATTTTGTTCGTAAAAATCCTTTTGTGCTTTAATATCTTCAACTAAATGTATTTCACATTTCCTAGCAAATATTTTTGAACTGGTATATCCCAATATATTTCTTATTTTATATTTTATAATGTCTTTTTTGTGTATCCACTCATCTTCAAATAGATGTATTAATCTTATGTTTTTATCGGCACATTTAAGTGTCTTATCTAGGTGGTATGAATTTGTCTTTGATTCGGAGTTGTGCCAAAATACTCCGTTGAATTCTATTCCTATTCTCTTTTCCGGAATGAAAATATCTATCTCTTTTCCAATGATATCTCTAACATTAGATTGTATATCTCCATCATAAAATGATTTTATATATTCTATTATTTCCTTTTCATATGATGAAACCGATGACTGGAGCGGGTGGCAAGTCAAACAAAGCGGTATGTTTCTCTTTATTCTATTTCCTATGTGTTTGGTGCTATATTCTGATATTGATTGGCAATCTTTGCATTTTATAGATATATTTTCACTTTGGTATGCGTCTATTTCACAATTAAAGTGCGGAAGAGTTTCTTCTAAAAATTTAATGTATTTTTTCTTCTTGGATTCTATGGTATTTTTTCTAAGTTTTATAACTTCTTCTTCACTCTTCAATGACCAAGTTTTCTTAAACCTTTCACGGTTTGTAAAGTTTTTATCACCATACTTATTTAATTTAGTTTCTTTTGCCTTTTCAATATTAACATAATTACAGTCGCCATATTTCTCCATTTTTGTTTTCATTATACTATCTTTTATATCTTTATTATTCATCCTGCAATTTAAATCGCTACAATATTCGTGATATCCTTTAGATATACTAATAAACCCCTTTTCTTTCCCACATTCAGCACATACATTCTCATTATCTTTAATAAGATACATATCATAGTATTGTTTACCATTTAAATTATGTTCTTTTATTAAATGGTTACTAACAAATACTTTATACCCTGTATATGGCGTTTTTTTCTGACAGTGTAAACACACTATTCCATTTGAAAGATGTTCTTTTATCTTGCGGTTTATTTGTTCGTTTTTGTTGTTTTTATCAGCAATTAGTTTATCCACTTCGTCTTTATTGAAGTAGAAAGTGTTGTCAATTTTTATAAATGATAACTTTTTTACTTTACGCCAATAATCAACATTCTGAGATTTCACATTACAATATTCAGCAACTTCCGACGTTTTCATAGTATATTTCATATACCATATTTATACTAAATTCCAAAATTATTCAATGATATACTCTGGATTTTTAACTATCTTCTTTGAATAAAGTCCCAGGTGACTCCTTATTCACAATCTCTTTATCAACTTCGACCTGAACTTCTTTCATATTATCAAACCCCTGTTGTCTGATAGCTTTTAGAGCATCCGACATTGAACCTATTATCAAAACATTACCAGCACCATTTCCATTTGGTAGTCCTGCGGTGGCAGATTTTTCTTTCAAGTCAACTTTTCTTTTTTCTAGAGATAATTTGGTTTTATCATTTTCAACATCACCAAGTTGTTTTACAGCAGCGGTCACAGCATTTGCCATAGCGGACATACATTCGCCCATTCGACCCGTTGGATCCAATGTCATCTCGTCTTGCATCTGTCTCAAAGAAGTCAAACCGATGGTTGTAATTTCCTTAAGCGCCTCTTTAATAAATCGCTCATCACCAAGATCTTTAACCTTTTCGAGATTTGCCCGTACTTTGTCGGATTCTTCTTTACGTTCTAAATATCTTTTTCTAGCTTCTTCTTCTTTCATGCTTTGCAATGTTTTAGTAGAAGGACTGGAATCAAAATCTTTCATCGTATCGGATATATCCAGAATTGAATCTATTTTATCTTTTGATATTTTTCCCATAGATTTCACCTATTATTATTTTCATTATCCAAACCCCTTTGTATATCGGCATCCGGTATACCATATAGGTAATTTGGTTGTTGTATTTCGTTTGGATTTTGTGGATTTGGGTTTTTTCCAGTAACGGGTTGATTCGAAGACAACCCATCTCTATATTGCCAACCCATATATTCATTCATATTATTATCAAATTGAACTTTATAACTCCATATCTTAGCATCCATGTCTAGATAATTTGAAGACCCAGACACATCTGGGAGAGATACGACCGATACCTCCGAACCCTCCACCGTTGGTTCGGGGGCGCCTCGTTTGGTAATATCCATACCAATACGAGTGCTGATTCTTTTGATGGGTTTGGATATTGGGAGTTGCGGTTTATAAAAGTTACACTCCATTCGGAATCCCAAATTACATTGGAGAACCCTTCTGTCAGGGTCGGACAATTCAACTACGAAATTAGGAGTAACTGATTCGAGAACAACCTTGACCTGACGCTCGCTACCAACACCACGTTCGTAGAGAGATACTGGTGCCTCGGGATTGAAAAATGGAAGTATATTTTCTAAAAGTTGTGCCATGTCTGACATATACTTCGTCCATAGAGTCAACTCTATATTTAAATCATATGGAACCGTTTGCATATCCATAATAATATATGGATCTTCCTGTGATTCATAATCAACCAAAACTCTTCTTTTTTCTAATTGTCCCCTTTGCCGCTCTTGATTTCTTGATATCCCATTCCAAGTTATAGACATTCGAGGTAGATAGTTTGGAGGATTTTTATCTGGTGTGGACGGGTCCGCCATTAACTCGGATACGACTTTCTCTTTTGGTGCAAGTGTTACCGGTACGGGTTTCCACCCAATCGCCTTCCCATCCTTATCGTAATTTATAACGGACATTTCATTGAAAATATCTGCAAAGGACGTGACATGCGTTAATATAACATTATTAAAGAAGTAAGAATACACTTTTATTGTCTCCTAATATTAGATAATTTCACCAATGTCCCCAATCCATTTTATCCTTACCACTTCTACTTATTATACCACGACCACCGGGCATCACTGGATTTCCATTCTCATCAACTCCATCTGCTATGTGCTGAATAGCATCGTTATCACCATGATACGATCCGCCTTTATTGTCTTTAGTAAGACCTGGGACCTTATATTTCTCTTTTATTTCACCATCAACATTTATCAAGTCCGCTGGAGAGTTTGGAAGCACATTGCCCTCGCTATCAGTATGTCCATATCTTTCACCATCACCAATCTCAGCGGGAGATATCTCACGCTCCTTAGCAATGATGGTATATGTTGTTCTATGTCCGAAAATGTTACCCTGAACACCAAGAGTAGATTCGGTTACATGCATAACTTCAAAGACCTGATTCGTTATATCTTTTACGAAAGTAAATTGATCAGATGGAAGAGGTTTCCTGCCAACAATATCTCTAAATGATTGATGGTGGAGATGCATGGTGAATTCTACTTTATTCGTCATACCATATTGGTTAAACAAAACATTTTCTTGGACAGAACCACCTTCAATAATCGCAGTAATCATAACCTTTCTAGGATATTTTTTGTTAGGATCTTCCCCGAATACTTTATTCATTGGACTGGTTATATCAACCTCCACTGGATACCATTCACACGGAACACCATATATATTAAATATTTCATTGGCAATATCGTCATAAAATTGAAACTCCGAGGAGTTCGACATCGCCCCTTTATATTGATCCCAAAAGTTCTTTTGATCTAAGTTATTAATTGACATATCGTATCCAATATATTATGTATATCACTGTCATTATACCAGTATGGTATAACTATCAGATTTATACCGTTACTTTTACAATATTCATTTAGCAAATTGTCTCTATTTTTTTGCTTTTCAAAATTCTTTG